GCATCTCCAGTGGGTGGCGGAGCAGGTTGGACATATTCTTACACTAGATTGCATACACAACCAACAGCTGAATTTAGAACTGTAAACAATGAATACGATCCGAGTGATGTAGAAGTTAAAAGATATTCTGTCGACCTTGCAATCCTTGGTGGATCATTTACAATTGACAGAGTATTGGCTGGTTTTGGTGGAATTCAGAGTCAAACTAAATTACAAATTGAACAAAAAATTAAAGCTGCATCAGCATTATTTAATGACACAGTTATTAATGGTGACGTGGGTGTAGTAGCTAATGCATTTGATGGATTAGATAAAGCTTTAATTGGTTCTGACACTGAAATGACTCTAAATACTCCAATTGATTTAAGTACATCTTCTGCTGTTACTGCAAATTATGTTGAATTTTTGGACATATTAGATGAATTCCTAGCTGGTTTAGATGGAAAACCATCCGCGATCATGGGAAATACCAAGTTAATAGCAAAAATTAGAGCATGTGCTCGTAGACAGGGAACTTATACTTTAACATTAAATCAATTTGGACAAAATGTTGAATCATACAATGGTATTCCACTTATAGACCTTGGTGCAAAAGCTGGTTCAAACAACCCAGTAGTTGGAATTGAAGATGATGGAACAACTTCATTATATGCTGCAAGATTTGGATTAGATGGATTCCATGCAGTATCTATCCCTGGTCAATCTCCGGTCAAAATTTGGCTTCCAGATTTCACTTCAGCTGGTGCAGTAAAAACTGGTGAGTGTGAAATGGTTACAGCTGTAGCTCTTAAAGCTTCGAAAGCAGCTGGCGTATTACGTGATATCAAAGTTCAGTAAAAAATAAGTTAAAAATATAGGAAGAAGATGATAACGATTCTTCTTCCTTATTTTGTATATAGGAGGAGGATATTTAAATGGCAAGAATTTATAGTCCAAATGAAAATCACACATGTGATTATGGAATAGACTTTTATAATGGTGTAGCTGTTATTCCAAACAGTGATACAAAAACAATTGCAAGATTTAATAAAGATGGATATACAATAGTAATGGATTATGATGAACTTCAATTATGGGATTATTTAAATAAAGAAGAATTAATTAAATTAGCTGATTTTTTAAGAATTGATTCAACAGATTTAACTAAAGTTGAAATAGTTGCTGCAATTGAAAACAGAATAGCTAATGATATGGCAATGAATATATCAGATGTTGAAACACTTGATAATATTGATGGTGGAACAATAGCTGATCCTGTTTATTTGACTGCTGAAGCAATTATAGAAGCTTTACCAAAGACAGTTGAATGTACTTATGCTACTAATGAAAAAATTGACTTAGAAGTGACTTGGGATGATACAGATGATTATGAAGTTGCTTCAGGAAGTTATACTTTCACAGGAACTATCATTCCTAAATTACCATTTGGAAATGCAAATACATTAGAAGCAACTGTAGAAGTGGTAATTGGAACTGTTAACATAACTGGTGTTGAAACATTAGATAATATAGATGGTGGAACAATAGCTGATCCTGTTTATTTGACTGCTGAAGCAATTATAGAAGCTTTACCAACAAAAATTAATGCAACATTTGGTGAAGATGGTACAGTAGAAGCTGACGTAACTTGGGATGATACTGATTTGTATGATGCAGAAGTCGCTGGTGATTATACATTTACTGGAACACTTATATTACCAGCTGGATATACAAATACTGATGGTGTAGTAGCAACAGTTGAAGTAATTATAGCTGCTGAATAATTAAATAAAAATACTAAGCTATATGTAAAAGTATAGCTTAGTATTTTAAATAAGGAGTGATTCAAAATGAAAATACATGCTCCAAATGAAAAATATAATGGAATAACAGCTGAAATACAATTTGTAGACGGTGTCGCTGAAATTGAAGAAACAAAGCATATTGAATGGTTAAAATCTAAGGGATATAAAATTGAAATAGAAAAAAAGAAAAATAAAAAGAAGGAGGGATAGTATGAAAGAACGTATAATTGAATGTCTTGAACAACTTGGATATTTATATACTATTGGTGATGACGAATTTTTATTAGATTATATAATCGCTGAAAAAACACAATATATATTGAATTATTGCAATATATCTACTATCCCCACTGAACTTGAATATGTTTTGATAAATTTAGTTTGTGCCGATTTTTTTCAAACCAAAAAAGTGACTGGAAAAGATGTTGGAATTGATACAAATGGTGTTAAACAAATAAAAGAAGGCGACATCACAATTCAATATGCTGACGCATCAAGTAATTTTGATATTTTATTAGCTAAATTAAATGACACTAGTGAATTAAAACGCTTTAGAAGAATAAAGTGGTGATGATATGAAGAATATAATTGAATCTTTATACACTGGAATATGTGATATATATGAATATCAAAAAGATACTGACCCAGTTAGTAAGATAACTAAAAATATTGAAACAGAAGTATGTATCAATAAAAAATGCAGAGTAAGCTATAAAACAATTTCATCTTCGGAACAAACCGACACTACTGATAATATAAGTCAAGTCATAAAATTATTCATTGACCCTAATCTTAATGTAAAACCAGGAAGCAAAATAATTGTCACTCAAAATGGACGCTCGACATCTTATATTTCATCTGGACAGCCCGCTATATATACTAACCATCAAGAGATAATCTTAAAACTGGATGTGAAAGCATGAATCATATTAAAGTCGATTTAAAAGAACTAAAAGAATTTCAAAAGCAGCTTTTAGACATTGAAAATGAAATGCCTGAAGTATGTGAAATGTTAGCAAAAGAAATTGCTGGAAGGCTTCTTGCTTTAATAGTTAATAAAACACCAGTAGATACAGGAGTATTAAGACGTGGATGGTCTATAGGGACTATTATAAAAAAAGGTGATAATTATATTATTGAAATAAGTAATGATGTTTACTATGCAAAATATGTTGAATATGGACATCGTACTCCAGAACATAATGGATGGGTTGAAGGAAAATTTATGATGACAATTTCAGAGAAAGAAATTAAAGACAAGATACCAGTTTTATTACAAAATACCATTCAAAAATATTTACTTACTAAATTAAAATAAGAAGGTGAAGTTTAGATGTCTTTATTAAAAAATATACTATATGGAATAAGCAATAAGATTAATTCTTTTTATTCTGATAAAGAAATTTATAACGATAGTAGTAAACAAGAATTTACAGAACCTTCTTTTTTCATAAAATTATTAAGACCAAAATTAAAACAAATTTTTGGTAATCGTTATTTTTATGAAACCTTATGGGCTATACATTATATAAGCAATGATGATTTAGAAGATGTTTATAATATAGCTGAGGAGCTCTCAGATATTCTTGAATACATTGAAATAGTTGATGAAGTAAATATAATTGATGATAAAGAAATTGTCACTAAATCATTATTAAGAGGTACTGGAATAGAAATTAATATTATTGATGGGGTATTGATATTAAATGTTAATTTCAATTTATTTATAAATAAAGAAATTACAGAAGCGGACTTAATGGAAACACTTGAATATGAATTTAAAATTAATAAATAAACGGAGGTCGTTACAATGCTAGGTGGAGGAACATTTCAATCAATGAATAAAGTAATCCCAGGTGCATACATTAACTTTATAAGTGCTGCTAATGCATCAGCAACATTGTCTGATAGAGGTTTTGTAGCTGTCCCATATGTGGGAGCTTGGGGTTCAGATGAAGTTATAACAATAACTGCAAATGATTTTGCAAATAAATGTGTAGCTGAATTTGGATATGCATATGATGCAGATGAAATGAAAAATTTTAGAGAAGTATTTAAAAATGCTAGCACAGTATATTTTTACAGAGTAAATGCAGATGGAGATAAAGCAAGCGGTGAGAGTGGTAATTTAGTTATAACTGCAAAATATGCTGGAACAATTGGAAACACAATAAAAATAGTTATTACTGCTGTTAATACACAATTTAAAGTCGATACTTACTTAGGAACTGCTTTAGTTGATAGTCAAATTGCTACAACTGTTGAAGATTTAGTAAACAATAATTTTGTAGTATTTACTGGTGAAGGTAAATTAACTGCTGATGCTGGAACTATACTCAAGAATGGAACAGATGATACAGCTGATTATGCAAATGCTTTAGCCGCTCTTGAAAGTTATGGTTTTAATACACTTGTATGTCCCACTGATGATTCAACCACAATTGGATTATTTGTAACATATACTAAAACTCAACGAGACACTTACGGTAAAAAGTTTCAAACAGTTGTTTATAAAACTGCTGGGGCAGATTACGAAGGTATTATATCTATTGATAATGCAGTATTAGATGTAAATGCTGACGAATATGCTTTAGTATATTGGGTTGCTGGATTAACTGCTGGAACTGCAATAAATAAAAGCAATACAAATGNAAGATATAACGGAGAATATGAAATTGACTTAGATTATACTCAAGTTCAGTTTGAAACAGCAATAAAAGATGGATTCTTCACATTTCACAGAGTTGGAAATGAAGCAAGAGTATTAACTGATATTAATTCATTTGTAAGCTTTAGTGTAGATAAAAGTGAAGATTTTGCTTCAAATCAAATCATCAGAATACTTGACCAAATAGGTAATGATATAGCTGTATTATTCAATACTAAATACTTGGGTAAGGTTACTAATAATAAAGCAGGAAGAATTGCATTCTGGAATGATATAGTGTCATACAATAATCAATTGCAAGATCTTGGAGTTATTGAAAATTTCAATGCTAAAGATGTAGTTGTTGAGGCTGGTTTGGATAAAAAATCAGTCACAGTAACTAATCCAATTCAAGCAGTTGTGGCGATGGAAAAACTCTATATGGTAGTTGAGATTCGTTGATTATTTTGTTAAAAATTCCCACTAAATTACTTATTATATAAAAAAATATATATAGTAGGTGATTTAGTGACTGGAATATACAGAATAAAAAATATGATTAATGGTAAATGTTATGTTGGAAAAAGTGAAATAAACATTGAAGACAGATGGAAAAGACATATATATTATTTAAGAAATGATAAACACTTAAATTATAATGGTAAACGAGATAAACTCCAACGTGCTTGGAATAAATATGGTGAAGAAAATTTCATTTTTGGAGTAATAGAAGAATGTTTACCTGAAGAATGCAATGAAAAAGAAATATATTGGATAGATTACTATGATTCATTTCATAATGGTTATAATCAAACTGAGGGTGGAGAAGGTACATCTGGATATAAACATACAGAAAAATCTAAACAAAAAATGTCAGATAATCATGCTTTTAAAGGAAAACATCTTTCAAAAGAACATAGACAAAAAATTTCAGAATCAATAAAAGGTGAAAATCATCCAATGTATGGTAATCATCATTCTGAAGAAACAAAAAAGAAAATGTCAGAATCAATTTCAGAATCAATAAAAGGTGAAAAACATCCAATGTATGGCAAACATCATTCAGAAGAAACTAAAAGAAAAATATCAGAATCAATGTCTGAAGCCACAAAAGGTGAAAAAAATCATCAATGGATTCCAATTACAGAAGAAATGATATTTGATTATAGAAATGGAATATCTAAAAAAGATTTTTGTAATAAATATCAAGTGAGTGGAAGAATTTGGCATAAACTAATCAAAAGTGTTATATAAAAATTAATATATAACATGTTAAATAAGGGAGGTAGATTTAAATGAGTTTTATGAATGGAAAAGATGCAATAAGTGGCTCATTAGCTGATTGTTATGTAACAATCGAAGGAAACAGATATCATATGCTTCAAGCAATCAACTTGGAAGCGAGTGTTGAAAAAAATAAAGTTGAAGTACCAGTGCTAGGCAAAACAGGAAAAGCAAATAAAGCGACAGGATGGTCTGGTTCAGGCACCATGACACTTCATTATAATACTTCAATTTTTAGACAATTGTTATACAGATACATGAAAACTGGTGAAGATATTTATTTTGATATACAAATAAGTAACGAAGATCCAACATCAGTTGCTGGAACCCAAACTACAATCTTGAAAAATTGTAACTTGGACGGTGGGATTTTAGCTAAATTCGATGCTGATGCAGATTATTTAGATGAAGAAGTTAGCTTTACATTCGATGATATAGAAATCCCAGAGGAATTTATTAATTTACCGGGTATGACTGAGTAAAATATATGCAAATAAAAGGATAAGTTAAAAATACTTATCCTTTTTTAATGTTATAAAAATTTGAAATAA